TGTTGACATTGCCTAGTTCCCTGCTTATTTTCTTGCCGAACTCTAGTCCTGCTGCGTCTCCGTCTGCTAATACTATCACCGTTTCAAAGTCATCTAATAGTTTAACATAGTGGGGCTTCCAGTTGTTAGCCCCTGGTATACCTACTGTTGGATGTGTTGTCTTGACTGACATCATGATGCAATCGAACTCTCCTTCGGTTACACATATGTACTTGTTTGCTGCAAATAATGCTTGTGTATTAAACATTGTTGTCTTGCTACCTACTAGACCAAGATACTTAGGTTCTTGTTCGGGAAGCAAGGCTCTGAATCTAATATCTACCACGCCTGATGGCGTGATGTATGGGATAGCCAGTCTATTTTTGTATGGTTCATGCCCTGGCATTGGGTCTTCGACCACTCCCAGATGAAAGATGTTTGCCTCTTCTACCAACAGATGACGGCTTAATAGATAATCTGTTGCCAGTTCTAGCCTTGCTGCGTATTGCTGTGTCGCCAGTAGTAAGAACTGACGCTGCGAACTCGATAGCCTCACGGAAATCTCCTCCTTCTTTATACATTATGAGTGAGTATACGTCACCTTTAACTCCACAACCATGACATATAAATGCACCTTTATCATAGTTTACTGCTGCACTTGCATGTGAATCTACATGGAACGGGCACTTCATCTTGCGCCAACCGCTGCCCATAGGAGGCACGGTGGCGCCTATGTAGTTGAGATACTCTTCAATCTGTGGTTTGTCCAAGTGCTCTCCTTAGTAAATCTACATACACATAGCCAGGCATAGTGCAGTACCAATCGGATGGGCTTCCCCTACCCTTTCGCTTGTGCCACACTACGCCTGTCCATGCTTTGTCGTTAGCCATCTCGACTATCAACTCTTCTGTCCACCCCGCCAAGTCCATCTTGGCGTGGTTTTTAACCTCTATTGTGCAGCCAGGGATACCAGAAATATCTCCCTTGTCTAGCGTAGCACCAGCCAAACGTCTGTCTACATAGGGAAACCATTGCTTGAGGTATGCAACTACATCTCGCTCTGCTCCCGAACCTTTGGCTTTTGCTGCACTACCCATTGACTATCTCTGGCTGTCTATAGTCACGCATTATATCTTCAAGATACATAGAGGCTGGGTCAAATGATAGTGAGACATATGTCTGACCGCTATGGTCTGCTTTACCATAGCGATTCTTAACAGGTGCAACACATAGGTATATGTCTTGCCCCTGCATCATCTGTCCTACTGTTAGTACCATTGCTGGTATCTGAGAGACCATGCCCTGTAGTGCTGAGCGTGGCTGACATGGATAACCTAGTGCACCTTCTTTAGTATGATGTAATACTAATACGCATGCGTTAGTATCTCTTGCAAGATACTTCAACTCTTTCATTACTTGTCGCATGCCAGCAAACTCTTCATGTCCATCTATTGCTATGTCCATAAGGTTATCTACAACGATAAGCGTTGGGCTTCTACCCCACATAGTTTCAAATGCTGATACCTCATCATCTAAATCTTTAAGTGTAGGGCTAGGTTCAAATGACCAGTACAAATTAGAGAACTCTCGTAAGAGTTCTTGTGCTTTGGCTGGCTCTGTCTTGAGCATATACTCTGAGTGTGCTTGAGATATCTTTGCTTTCATAGCGAGTAATCGCATAGCCATAGTGTGTGCATTAGTATCAGCAGAGAAGTATAATGTCGGTTGTTTTAACCTTGCTGCGATATGTAATGCAATAGATGACTTACCTGCGCCAGGTGTACCTGCAATTACAGTTACCTCTGCTCGCCTAAGTATCATGCCTTCTCTTTGGAAAGCCTGAAAGGGAGGGGCAAGTGGTTCGCCCCCCACCTCAGGCTTGCCTATACTACGGCGTAATGTTTTCATTTATGCCTTTGTTTGGTCGGCTTGGAAACTATTCCATTCAGGTTGATTCGCTTTGATGTATTGAGTGGTGCACTTAGTCATGTCGCCTTGCTTAGCAGGGCAGAAGTAGCCCTTGTATGGGCCAAACTTACCTGTCATTCCATGAATGCGTGTCATGTTACCATGCGGACATAGACGTTGACCTTCAGTTACATGAGTGTATGCTGCTGGAACAAACGGTGCTGTGTGTGTAACAACATCGGTTGCACCGAATGATGTAGCAATTGCTGCTATCTGTGGGCTAGGTGGTACTGCTGTATTAGTAGGCTTGACTGCTGCCTCTAACTCATGCACTGCTGATGCTAGTGATGCTAGTGATAGTGCTACTACTTGGTCTAGTTCTTCGCCGTTCTCGGCGCGAACAGTAACGAGACTGCCTGCTGCTGTCTTAACTGTGATGCTGATAGGTGCTTCCATACTTGGCATTTATTCTCCTTGAATAGATGTTACTAGGGATTTCTTTGTGTCTCGGAATGTACGAACTTTCATTGCTAGTTCAATACCTTTCCATCCTTGCTTGATGTCAACAAAGTGCAGTTCACATTTGCCACTGCCTGCTGGCAGATGCACAATGATACCGCGTTCTTGGTTCACATCACCCCAACTGCTACGGACTGCCGTAGCAGGGTCATACGGCAGGCCGTGCGCATACACGGCTAACTGCATGGCAATCTTGTTTGGGTAAGAGATACTACCAGTCTTTAGGTCAGAGATAAACAACTCTCCTTTGTATCTAACTATACGGTCAGGTGTGCCTGCAATCTTATACTTATCTAGCACGCAGAACTGTTCAATGAATACATTCTCAAAGTTTTTAGTTGCATTATCATATGCCTGTATGTCTGCAACATAATCTTCTGGTATCACGCCAAGGTCTTCGCCCCTGTCGTGCTTCTCTGTCAGTGTATGTATGGCTGTGCCTATAGTTGCTGCTGATGTAGCACCTGCTGCTTCCATAGCATCTTCTACTAACTTGTCCATCTCTAACTTATTCTCTCTGGCTGCTGATGCAGCAAGCAATAGGTCAGGACGCAGGGTTAAACCTACTGCTGCCATGCGTAACTTCCATGCTACTAGTCCAGTCCCATCATCTAATGAACCTGCAACTGTAGTAGTGCGTGTGTATGGTACTGCTTTGCCACCCTTAGGTGGCACTACCATAGGTCTACCGTATCTATCTCTTGCTATCTCTACTGTCATAGTTCTCCCTTGTTAAGTAGATTAGAGGAGCAGGAACAAGGAGAGAACCAAAACCCTGCCACCCCTAACCTGCCCTCATCATAGCATAGTGTGACGGACTATGTATGATGATGCTGGCGTGTTGCGCCGAGTTTATTTTCCTGGACAGGGCATATGAAAATATTCAATTAACATATGTTCTGGATTTGTTGTGGTTGTACCACAAAGATGACATGACCATGATGGTTTATTTATTTCATCTAGTAACTCATGTAGTACTGGCTCACATGCTTTCGCAGCACGGTCTAGTGCTGCTTGTAATTGTTTACTCATTAGTAATCTTCTGCTATGTCATCTGTTGTGGTGTCATCTATACTGATGTCACCTTCATAGAAGTCAACATTAACACCTTCTACGAATTTATTTGCTGCTTCATCTTCGTCTTCTGCCTCTACTTGGAAGGTACCAGTGATGGTAAATGAACCACCATATTGTGATGTAAGTCTGTTTGCACCAATGGATTCAAGTAACTCATTGATGTCAGACTTACTTGCTGAGAACTCATTGTCATTCCATTCACCTTCACTAAAGAAGTCACGCACTTTTTCACGTAGCGTACGGATATCTTTGTTGAGGTTGACATTTGCATCTCCAAGTCTTTCTTGTCTGTCTTTGTAGTCTTTTAGTTCGGTTATCATACGTGCTATCTCATGGTCTGTGTATGTAATCATTGCACCGTTGTGACTCTCTCCATCTGATATTGTGATTGTGTTCATTTGTTCCTCTCGTTGTTTAGGTGAGTAGTTTATCCACATACTCAGGTGCATCCGCGCTATCGCTGCTTACGCAGTATGCATACGGAATTATACAGTAAGTAAAGACAAAGCCTTAGTCTTTACCTTATCATTGCGACCACTCAGGGTGGCGGCGGTACGGCGAGATGCGCCACCCGTTGCATAGTGGTCAGCATGTTCTACTACTGCATGCCATGCACCGAAGGCTGTGCCTCTGATGTTCTCTTGTGTCTCTGACTCTGAGTAGATAGCCAATGCACTAGCACGTGCATCCTTTGCTATAGTCTGTTGCTTGCGCTCACCTCTGGTGAGTAAGTCGTATGGCTTGTCTTCTACTATACTAGGTAAAGGCCATACTGCCTTGAAGAAGTTGACTGTCTGTTCACGTGTCATCTTACGACCTAACAATCCATTTGCTATTAACTCATAGTCTTGTATGGCTGTGTATGTTAGGTTAGTAATGTTGCGTATGTCATTGACAGATAGTTCTTGGTTAGTTG